CGCACGGTCCGATCACGGCCGTGCAGCCGCCCAAGAAGGCAGGCGAAGGCAATGGCGAGGCACCAGTAAAGGTCTGCGACAACTGAGGCGAGCTGTGCGCCATTGCAGCGCGCGTGTGCTCGGCCTGTGGCCATGCCTTCCCAGAGCCTGAGAAGCGCAAGCTGGAGCTGCACCAGGACGACATCATGGGCCTCGAAGGCAAAGACCTGGATGTGACGAGCTGGAACTGGCGCAGGCACATCAGCAAGGCCAGCGGCAAGGAGATGCTGTCCTGCACTTACTATGGCAGCCTGTCCGACAGGCCGATCACCGAGTACTTGCCTGTGCTGCACGACGGGTATGCAGGCGACAAGGCCATGCGCCAACTGCTGAATATGGCCACCTCATCAGGTGCCAATCTGTCAGAGGTTGGCCGCATGGAAAGCAGCGAAGGGCTGGAGTATTTAGCCGTGCAGATGAGCAACAGCCAGCCACCCAAGGCCATCGAGTACAAAATGGACGGGAAGTTTCACCGTGTTTTGAAAAGGAGTTGGGTATGAACACCAGACCACCAGAGCCACAATTCCTGCTTGACTATCGCCAATGGGTGCAGTCTGGGCCGCCGAAGTGCTGCCACACCTGCGAGCATTTCAGCCAGGAGGGCCATTGCTCGGTCTTTGACATGAGGCCGCCAGGCGAGTTTGCTGACGAGGTGAATGCCTGCGAGAAGTGGGAGTTTGCATGTCCATTTTGATGGACAAGATCACCATAGAAGAACTGTGCGCACGAGTCGAATATGACGCATCAAGCGGCAAGTTCACATGGTTGCATTGCGACGCATGCAGACCATGCTGGAACTCTCGATTTGCTGGGAAGCAAGCGCTCTGCGCACCACATTCAAACGGCTATTTGTTTGGTGCAATAGCCAATCAGAAACTGTTTGCGCATCGTGCTGCCTGGGCATTGCACCATGGCCATTGGCCAGATGGAGAGATTGACCACATCAATCACAACAAGACAGACAACAGGATTGCCAACCTGCGGGTTGTTCAAAGAACGCAGAACGCCATGAATCTGTCGAAATCAAGGCGCAACTCATCTGGCGTGACTGGTGTTTTCAAACACACACAGACCGGACGATGGCAGGCACAGATTCGCATCGAAAGAAGGTCGATGCACTTGGGTTCATTTGAGTCGTTTGATGACGCAGTTGCAGCACGCAGAAAGGCAGAGGAGCAGCATGGCTTCCACAAAAACCACGGCATCTGAGGCAGCGCCTTCAGAACATTTTGAGCAGCGCGAGCTGGTGCGCTGGTTTCGGCAGACCTGGCCAGACGTGCGCATCTTTGCCATTCCGAATGGCGGTGCACGCAGCCCTGCCACCGCTGGCCGCCTGAAGGCCGAAGGCGTGGCCTCTGGCGTGCCTGACCTGTTCGTGCCTGCCTGGAGCCTGTGGGTCGAGATGAAACGCAGCAAAGGCGGCAGCCTCAGTGCCGAGCAAAAAGACTGGATTGCATATCTCGAAAGTGTTGGATTCTGTTGTATAGTGGGAAAAGGTGCTGGTCATGCAAAAGAGCAGATCAGCGCTTTTTTCACCAACCACATAGGAAACACATGACCACGCGCATCTATGTCGTCACCGACACCGAAACCAACAAGCACCGCCTGATTCGTGCAGCCAACCAAGCCCAGGCCATCAAGTACGCAGCCCAGACCAGATTCGACATCGAGGTGGCTGGCCAGGACGATCTGGTGAGCCTGCTGACGCACGGCATCCCTGTGGAGCTGGCCACCGGCCAGGCCACCGCAGACATGTTCGAGGATGTGGTCACCAATGCTGGGGGCACGGACTGATGGCCGCCGCAGACGCCAAGACCAAGGATCGTTACATGACGATCCGCATCCCAGCAGATGTTGAGCTGGCGCTGCGCCGCCAGGCCGAGCAAGACACCAGGACGCTGGCCGCCCAGGTGCTGCACTACATCAAGCAGGGTCTGGCCGACGAAAACAAGAAGGTGGCTGCATGAAGTGCCCTGTCTGCGGCACCTGGACGCTGGTGAAAGAAACTCGCCAGCGTGCAGAGAACGCCAAATATCGCCGATATGAGTGCGCCAATGAACACCGATTCACAACGCTCGAGAAGGTGGCCAAGATCATCGCTGCGAAAAAGGCAAAAGACTAGGGTTTGTCCCTAGTTGCATAGATTGTGTGAAATCGTGGTAAGATGCAGTCATCGCAACCAACCAGCAAGGAGCTGAACGTGAGCAGACTGATCGAAACCTACCGCAAGTGCCCATCGCCCAGCAACAGGGCCAAGCTGCAGGCTTACCTGCAAAAGCACATGATGGCCGTGTGCATGGCCACCGAACAAGAGATTGCCTTCCTGAAGGCCCATGAGTTCAAAATCTAAGGAGACCACCATGCAAGCCCCACAACATCAGCAACCCTCTTGGCTGGCCACCAAGCCAAGCCTGCTCAATCCCAACTGGCGCTACGTGCCAGCAGCGTTCACCAACATCATGGATCGCTTTCGCGCAATGGGTTGGGTGCCACCTTCGGAGGCCAAGAAATGAAGAAGATTCTCAACCTGGCGCTGGCCACCTTGATCGGCACTGCCTTGGCTCTCCTGCTCATGGAGTGGATGGTCGGCTGCGGTGAGACCTACATCGACTCCAAAGGCGTCAGCCACAAACACGCCTGCCTGTTTCTGGGCCTGGACAAATGAACTGCTGCGACTACGACTGCGAACAGGGCAGAGACTGCCCTGCTCGAGTTGCCAAGTGCAAGCCAGTTATGCTGGCCGCCGAGCCGCTGCCGCCCAGCCCTGTGCCTGGATACCTCAGAAGGATGGCCACCGCCATGCTGTTGGTGCTTGGCGTGACATTTGTCATCTGCCTGTGGATCGTCCTGATCGCAGCGTCTGCCGCCTTGGCACCAGATAGGCGCATCATCGACTGCAGCATGGAATCGTTTCATCCAGACTTCACGCCAGCCATGCGCAATGCATGCCGCACGCGCAAGACCACCTAGAAGGTCTCAGGCAGTCATGCTGGCTGCCTTGGCCTGCACATCAGCAACGCGCCTGCCCCAGCCCTTGCCGAAGTCTGTCCAAGTTGGTAGGTTAACAAGAAAAGCAAGCCTGCGCTTGGAATAGTCCTCGACGAGCTGCTGCGCATCAAAGGCCGCCACAGCCGCCAAAGTCTTCGGGCCTATGCCACCATCCTGCTCGACGCCAACGCACGCTTGGAGCCACTTCGCTGCCCTTCCTGGGCCGCTGTTGATGGCGGCATCAAAGACAGCGTAATCGACGCCGGACGGCAGCTCATCGCCGCGCACCTTGTCCCAGTACTTGGCCTTATAAATAGGTGCCACATCAGCAGGCGTGAGCGCACGCATGGCTTTCTCGTCCACCTCATGGCCGCAATGCTCTTCCCAGACCTTCTTGGTGCAGCCGAGGTTCGTCATGCCGCCAGGGTCTTTGGGGTGATTTACAAAGCCGCCCTCGTGGTGCAGCACGGCAGCCAGCGCAGCGTCAAAGTTCTGTTTCATGGTGTCCTCACTTGGTTGCTTTTGAGAGCAGATCGGTCTTGGCTTGCGAGCCAGCCGAGCTGCCGAAATAATAGGCAATGATTCCAGTCCAGGCGGTGCCCAGGCTGCCGAGCATCATCAGGATTGCCGGGTTGTTGCTGTCGATCTGCTGGAAAAACATCATAATCATGATGCCGAAAAAGCCCAGTGTGACCGCGCCAGCCAGTATTGGAGGCATCATCGAACGAGTTGTGGCCTGCATCTCCCTGGCGCTCTTGCGGTCCTCAACCGCCAGTTTCTCGAAGTTTAGACCCAGCTCCTGCGCCTGCTTTGCCAGCTCGATCTCGGCCAGCTTGACCTGAGCGATCTGGTCGGCTGTGAGCTTGTTGGAGGCGATCAGGTCGCCCACCTCTTTCTCATCCACACCGATGGCCTTGGAGACCGCAGAGACGGCCATGCCTGCCAGTGGGCCACCGAGCGCGGTGGCAATGGTTGGTGCGATCTGCTTGAGCCAGTCCATATCAGCTTCCTCTCTTTGTCAACATTGCGCTGGCAATCTCCAGCATGAATCGAGTCTGCTCTAGGTTTGCTGGCTGAGCCGCCCAGCCAACCGTGATCTGTCCAACGAATCGGTGAGAGTCTGGTGGGACGCTGACTCTGCAGGTGTACGTCACGCCTTTCTCAAGATACCAAAGCCCAACTTCGGACTGTGCGTAGCGGTACTCGCCGCAGGGTATCTCATTTGTCATCAGCTTGACCACATCGGAGTTGTTCGACGAGTTGTGCGTGAACAGGCCGACGTCGATGTTCTCAATCGTCTTGTCTCGCCCGTCCTTGGTGTAGGCCTTGTAGAGTGTCCTGGAGTTGAACAGTGGGTTGACTTTGAACACCGCCACCACCGTCGCGCCGGTCTGCTTGAACAACATCGTCGCCGCATCGTCGGCTCGGTCTGTCCGTATCTCCGGCAGCTTCTGGGACTCCTTGTAGGCGTCTCGGATGAAGTCTTGGCTCTCGTACAGGGCATAACCTGCAAACGCAAACACCGCCATGAGGATCACCGAGAACAGCTTGAATGGGCTGTCCACATACCCCAGAATCTTGTCCAGGGTGGTGTTGGCGTTGAGCTTCTCGGTCATACCTGCCGCTGCATTGCATCCATCACAAAGTAGAAGGTGATGCCAAGAACGACCAATGTCATCAGCACCGCGATGCCGATCAAGAACATGTCTTCAATCTCAGCCTGCCTGCGCTTTTGCTCTGCTTTGCGCTTGCCTTCAGCACGGGCAGCGTCTGCTTCCATCTGCTTGGCCCTGGCTGTGATGCGCATCCAGACGTCCATCTTGTTGGACTGGAAGAAGAGCATCTTTACCTGCTCTTCAAATTCCCTGGCCTGCTCCAGAGCAAGTTCCAGCTCCAATGCTTTGCCGAGCGCCGAGCCTTTGAAGCCGCCAGTCTTGGCCTTCTCGACGACCTCGATGGCCTGAGCCTTGGCGTCAAAATACTTGCCAAGCACCGGGCCCAAAGACTGGACATCCTGAACGGTCTTGACAGCCTTTTTGACGAGGTTTACCGCTGAAGATACCGCAGCAAGGGCGGTGATGGGATCAATCACTTTGTCATCCAGATCGCCGCAAAGATTGTTCCTGCCATTGACACCAGCATGATGCCAGCGGTCTTGATCATGATGCCTTCAATGCGCTTGAGCCGTGCATTGATCTGATCGTAGCGAATGGCGCAGACCTCCTCATGCGTGGTCAGCCGTGCTTCTGTGGCGTCAATGGTGCCCATTACAACCCCTGGCCTGGCGTGATGTAGACGGTCGCCGCTGCGCTGGACAGGCCGCTGAAGAACGTTGTCTGGTTGAATCGCAGAATCTCCACAGCGCCAGGCAGCAGCACGATGGCCGCTGAAGGTGTGCCAGCCACAGGGGCCACTGCATTGGCCGTGGCCTCTGCAGCAGTGCTGCCTGTGCCCAAGAACACATTGGTGGACCCTGCATTGATAAACCTGAACTGGCCTGCGTTCTGCGGGTCAAACTTCTCATAGACAGGCGCTTGAATTCCAGTAGGAGCTGATGCAGCCGCTGCCACGACAACGGTGTTGCCGAGTGGAGCAAATGCGATTTGGCTGTTGGTGGACATGTGTGATTCTCCTTAAAAGATTTTGACGATGATTCGAGCACGACCGTCGGCTTCAACCGCAATTACTTTTCCGATAGCGGTCTTGTACTGCTCGAATGTTGGGTCACTGACAGCAATGCCTTTTATTCCTTCTTCATCTTGCTCAGGAACAATGTACTGGCCTGGAATAGCACCGAAAACATTGACAGGAACTTGACCGGCAAAAGCAATTCTGTCGACTTTTTGTCGAGCCGATTCAATGATTAGATCAACAGCATTTTTTTCTGCGATGTACTTTTCTAATTCATCCTTGCTGGCGTCTTCTTTTGGATGTGCTGGGAACTTGACACCAAGCGCGTCTTCACTCCCCCAAGCGTCACCCCCAACATAAGATGGATTCGTTGACTTCACAACGAACGCGATAGAGTCGCCGAACTTGTTTGTAATTTTTCCGTTCGCGTCAATGCCGCAAATATCACCTTTTGCAATTGTGAAATTGCCAGCCTTTGTCATGTACTCAGCGTAGTCTGTGCCGTTGGCGTTCAACGTGCCCCCAGCATTAAGTGACCTGCCGTTGCCATTGATCTTTGCAACGAACATGACAGAACCGTTCCCGTTCCATCCTTGAACGTCACCCGCGTTTACACTCACAACTTCTTGTGCGTATCCAGCCGAGTAGAAAGTGTGAATTCGTGAAGCAAGGCCTCCGCTGCCATTTGATGTTGGAGTGTCAATTGTCGGGCTGGTTGCAAGCACATTGTTGCCTGTGCCAGTGTTGGTGACGCTGACGACTTGCTTGCTGCCGTTCAGGGCCAATGCAGTCGAGGCCGTCAGACCAGACAGAGTACTGGTTCCAGAGACTGAGAGATCAACGCCGTTCAGGTTCGCACCACCTTCAACGCGCTGCCATACTGATCCGTTGTAGGCTGCCCAGTCGCCAACACCCCAGTTGCTGATGCCGTTAAGGTTGGTCGAGCCTGCTGTTCCGACAACGTAGTAATCGCCCTTCGTGCCAACGCTCGAAGTCAGTGCAGGGCTGTTGGCATTGGCATCCCAGGTGCCTTTGTAGTTCAATGCGCCGATGGCGTTTGTGATGGAGGAGACGGTTTTCAACATGATCAGCAGTCCTGTGCGTTTGCAAACTGAGGCTGTTTCTTTGCATGCTCGTAAGCCTGTGCAATGAAGTTGCTGCCATCCAGTTCAGGGTTGAAGACAAAATCGTGCTTGGAGATGAACTCGCCATCTTTGCTGACGCGAACCTCAACGACTGCACGGATGCTATCCTTCGATCCGGTCAGTGTTGAGACCTTGATATAGGCATCAGGCACGGTCACTTGCTGGCCGTAAGCACCAACAACGTAGGTTTTTTTCAGAGCCATTCAATTTCTCCTTTGGTCAAATTTTGTAGTCAATGTAGCCTTCGATTTCGGCCAAACCGACGAAGCCTTGGAAACCAGCAGTTCCACCACACAAGAGTGAGCACTCAAGAGCACTGGATGCAATGAACTCTGGAACTGTTGGCGTGTAATCAACCCAAGTGTTGAGAGGCTGGGTCTGAGCGTTGAATGATGCGTATCGACTGTTGTTTACGCTGTCTCCAAAGAACAACTGCGTAAACGAGGTCGCGTTGGCAGTCAGATAGATTCTGGCCTTGGTGATTACTGTGTTTGGCGGCAGAAAACCGATGGCGGTAGGAGAGCCAACGCCGACAGCAAATCTACGTC